TGCATCCCTGGACCAGACTCATGTTAATGCCCATCGGTTTTTCATGACCTTGACTGCACGTCAGCGCTTATTCTTCCGAACTCACGTCTTTAAAACGACGTGGAATTGGTGGATGAGTGATGATGAATCTTGGTTTTGGAAATCGTGGAGGCTTTTCAAGGAAATTGTTGAGGCTGTTCTTTTAGGTTTGATGATTGGCACTATTGCTGTGTTGATTACCACTGCTATTGCTGCGTTTATTACTGCGGTGCTTCCGGTCAGAAAGAAGCATTTCGAGCAGCAATCCTCAGCAAAGTATTTAGCCTATAAGGACGCCCAAATGAAGAAGAATAATCCATGGAAAAAGGATAAAGGTGGTAAAGCGTTCAAAGCCCCCAAATCTCGGCACAAACCGAGCCGGCAGGCTCGTCGAGACTTTAAGGACAATGCACGCGTTATCATGCAATCCGCTGATGAAAATGCCAGTTCGCTCGTTCAAAGAATTGAGCCCAATGTTGTGCCCGTTACCATGCAGTTTGAAGACGGCGTGGCTAGAGAAGCATTCGTGTTTTTCATTACTAGTCATGTCGCCGTCACTGCGTCACACAGCATTTCTCATTCTCGCCCACTGGCAGAGATTGTCTTTCATACAGACAACAACAGATCAGAGGAGGGTTCCTCGACCTTTCTCAAGACTGAATTCGAAGTTCGCAACGATTTCAACCGTGATCTGTCTTTCATCACATTTCCAAATTCCAGATGTTTCCGCGATCTAACTAGTCACCTAAGGCAAGACGAGCAGGACCTCAACGTAAGAGGTATAACTCGTGTCACCTATGATGGCAATCGGGTCTGGTTGCAGACTGGAACACACATCGAACCTGTTGTCAGTTTGAAATCTAACAACAAAGCCACGGGCACTTCCATGGTTCTAAAAGGAGTGCTCAGAGCTAAAAATTGTGAAGGAGGGATGGGAGAATGTAGTTTGCCCTATGTTTTCTTTAACTCCACTCAAAATTTTAAGCTGGTCGGAATTCATGTTGGAGGTCAGGGCGAAGATTCTATCGTTGCCCCCCTTTATACATCGGATTTTGTGGACGAAGGAGCTATCATGGAATGTGCTTTGTCGAAGATGTCCCTTGGGGATCCAATTACCCCCGAAGGATGTCCTTTGATTTATTCCACGATGCGCTCTGCTTTTCCAGGCGTCCGTATGCTCGGTCGCCTGCCAAGGCCAATTCATCTTCCTGGAGATACTAAAATCGTTCCATCGTTTGTGCAGACCGGTGTGACTCTTCGATCGTCTATCGAAACAGTCAAGCTGGAATGTCCATATCCGATTAACGAACAACCTGTCCGCTTGCGTCCATTCCAAGACGCAGATGGAAAGCTTGTTTCTCCTTTGATGAATTCAATGTCCAATTTTGCCCAGAGACGCGGGTGTCCACTTATACCCGAGTTTTTGGAAGAAGATATCTTTGCCGGAATTCTTCCGAAAGATTTTCACGATCGAATTCAGCGTCCGCTGAGTATTGATGAGGCTGTACATGGAGTACCGTCACTTGAGAACTTTCCTAGTTTACCGACAAATACATCTGCTGGGTTTGGTTTTACTGAACTTGGTTATACCTCTGGTCCAACTGAGGCCAATGCTAAGTACTTGTACAAGCATGCGACCCCGACAGAGCCTGCCTGGATAAGCGAAGAACTTCGGTTCCAAGTTGAAGCCAGGATTAAGGCTGCGGATCAAGGGATTATTACCCCAGCAATCGTAAAAGGATGTCTAAAAGATGAAAAGCGTTCTAAAGCCCGTGCGCAAGCCGGGCAAGCTCGAATCTTTTGGGTTTCAGAAAAGGCCCATGTCGTTTGGTGTCGGATGTTTCTCGGAACTTTCGTTAGCGCTATTGAGCACACTCAAGAAGCTACGGATATTTCGGTTGGAATTAATCCACATGATATTTCCTGGAGGATGTTGTGGTATCACCTCAACAAATTCGGGGAAGACGGCAAGCCTTCATGTGATGATGTCAAAAACTGGGACATGAATTATTACACTCGCGCAGTCCACTTAATTGCCAGATGGATCATAAGGTCTTTACACCTAAAGTATGATTCATTCTGGGCCAAGCAGATTTACGCGTGTGTGATATCCACGTTCCAGCCTCTTTGCATTATTGCAGATATCCTTTTTACATGGGATTTTATGCCCAGTGGATGTTGGTTGACATCGATTCTCAATTCGGTTCTCAATTCCATTGCACATAGAGCGATGTGGCGGCGGTTAGCACCTGCCGATCTTCGCAATTCCTATGATAAGTATGTCGTCTCTCGGGTTTTTGGAGATGACAAATTGTTGGCAAATCATCGTCTTGTCCTTTCATGGTGGAATGGTTTGACGATTAGCAAGTTAGCGTTTCAGCTTTTTAATTGGGTGACCACGTCTCCGGACAAGTTATCTGATCTTAAGCCGTATACTGAATGGGATCAGGCGGTTTTTCTGAAACGCCGTTTCCGTCAGCAGGATGCGCTGGTTTTTCCTCCGCTTCAAGAGGAGACTCTTATTGGACAGGTTCTGTGGAGTTCAATCAACAAAGAGCACAGTGTGGATGAGCAGACAATGCTCAACTGCCATATCGCGCTCAACGAATGGTTTTACCACGGACAGCAGAAATTTGATTTTCACAAGAAGTTACTTAATCGCTATCTGTTTATAAAGAATCCTCAGTGGATTTTCCAGCCTACATATGGAGATCTCATGTCCAAGTTTACTCAAGGGCATGTGCGCTCCTAGTTAGCACAACAATTGACCTCGGCAAGTCGTTTAAACTGCATCGCTCTACCCCGGCATATGATCTTGCACGTTGAGTTTGTACATCGACGTGTATTGCTGTGCCATTGGCATTGTCTATCCACCTGTGTTGACATAACCCGGTTGACACAATGGTGAAAAATGGGTTGCACAATCAAATGAATCAGTTCCAAATAAAACACTTTTAGAAACACAAGAAGCTGGTCCTACTCACCAGGACGAGCTTACACAATTTCGAGAAGCTGAACATGAAGTTACAGTTACTTCGGCTGCGCTTAGTCAATTCATGCATGATGCAATTGATAATCCGTATCCGACTCAAATTCCTACGAATATCCTTTCTAGGAACTATCGTGTTCTTACTTTCAACTGGGGACCAGGATATACCACGCAAACGTTGGACTTTCCGTATTGTCTTTTCCAGCAGGAAACTATCCAGGATGCTCTTGCGTCCTTCTATTATTTCCGTGGAGATGTCAAAATGGAGGTCAGGATCAACACCACTCCGTTTCATTACGGAGCTTTGCAGATCTCTTGGCTCCCCTTCACTACCCTTGGTGCCTCAATCAATCCTTATCAGGCGTCTGGAAATCGTCCCGTGATTATTTCGGCTAGCACACAACAAGCCGCAACTATTACGATACCTTGGACAGCACCTACTACTTGGGTGAATTGGGTTCTTGGGACCGTTGATACCACTGTAGAGGCGAGTACTATCGCCAGAGTCTACTTTCATCAATTGGTACCCCTTACTACCACTTCAACCAGTATTACTGATACTGTGGTTGTTCAGGTTTTTGCTTCGTTTGAGAACCCGCGTGTTGCGGGCTATCTACCTTCCGTGTCCTCAAGGAATCGGTTAAAGGAGAAACGAAAATCTCGAGACAACAAGGTTTGGCAGCAGTCAGGCAAAGACCGCTACCGCACCCCACCCTCACGAGAAGCTGAAGCTAAATCCAGGGATCAAACTCTGGTTTCAAGCACTATAGACAGTACTCTTGCGCCAATCATGAAAACCCTCGGTTCTTTCGGGGATGCAGTGGTTAACGCAGGAGCGGGCCTGTTTTCTGGTGGAAAATTTCTTGGTTTGTTTGACAAGCCTCGAAGTTTGCAGTCTGTTCAGCCGGTGATGTTTGACTTTTCAAAAGGTCATGCTCAAGTTGATGGTCTTCTTGAGGCTCAAACCCTCGGGATGTACCAGTCCAACAAACTTGGCAGCAGTTTAAATATGATGGGAGGCGAATCTTCGGATATGCCACTGTCTGCGTTGGCGGGTGTTCCTATGCTTCATCGCATTATCCCGTTTACGGCAGCCAATCAAGTGGACGCGTTGACTGTGATTGATCCAATCTTTTACAATAACTCGTACACCCAAATTGACTATTTTTACTTTGCTGCGCAAATGTTCAATTACTGGAGAGGTTCTATCAAGTACTTCATTCAGTTTATCACCACCGCTTTTACAACTGCACGTTTCAAGATTTCGGTCAATTATGTACCTTATTCGTCGGCTGTTACTACTACTGGAGACGTTGTTTCCCGTATAGTCGATGTTAAAGGTGCACTATCACCGAATTTACCGTTCCGTATTTG